TCAGGCTCATAACCTGAAGGTCGTAGGTTCAAATCCTACTCCCGCAACCAATAAAACAAGGCCCCCGAGCGCATCAACGCCGGGGGCCTTTTTACATGCCTCAACACCACCTCAACTTTTAGAGGGAATCGGCGCATCACTCCTTGGCTGGTGGCGGTGTTGTGCGATGCGCAGAAGGCGGAAAGATTCCGAAGTCTGATACCGGACGCAAATAATCATCCGGAACCTTGCGCTCGATGCGGCTGCGCCACGGGCCGCACCGGCCGCAGACGCACTCAAGGCGATAGCGCGGACGGAAGAAACCGTGACGCTTCCACCTGAGCGTGTCTCCACATTCACAGGACGGGCGGGTGGGAAGAACGGGAAGAACCATGCTCAGAACAACTCCTTAACCATTTGATGAAAACCGTGGCGAGGTGGGGGCAGGCCCCTTGTGCAAGGCGACCCAAACATCGGGATCGCCAGGAGAATAGTCGGCCCAGACGTCTAACCCCCATATCCCAAAAAGCCAATCGAACAGATTCTGCCGGTCACCATTGTCCATGGCGACCCACTGGTCCTCGGAGAAGCGAACGGACCGCAGGCGCATGCCGCCGAATACATCGAGCGCCATGATCAGAACACCAGAGCGCCGATCACCATACCGGCAAGCGCGTCGAAGAGAAGGACAAGGAATAGCAGAGCGACCAGACCCGTGCCGTTCGGATGGTCCCGGCCATAGTCGCTCGTTTCAAGGTTCTCGGTGCTGTAGGGATTATCGGACATTTGATCTCTCCAACTGTGAGCGGCGCAGGGCCGCAAGATTTTTGATCTGGATAGCGAAGACATGCAGGGACGGGATGGCGTCCAACTCGTCCATGTAGTCGCGGTGACGCTTGGCAAGGACACTCACCTCGCCGGGCGTTTTGCAGGCGCGGATCGCGGCTTTGATCTGCTCGACCTTCTCCGGCGCCTGCGTCGATGGCTTCACGTCAAGGGAACGACTCATGACAAGTCCTCCACCATTTGAATGCGCTCACCGATCCACTCCATGACGCTGGTCGCCATGGAATTACCAAGGGCCTTATATCGCGGGCCGTCCGGACACTGATCCGCAGGCTTGCCGCGCCACTTGATCCGCGTGTAATCGTCAGGGAAGGCTTGCAGGCGTTCGCATTCGCGTGGAGTCAGGCGGCGGACTTGCCACAAGTTGTCTTTTGCTACGACTGCAGGCGTTTGGTTTGCGGACAATGTGGAGGTGACGCCAGAGCATGGGTCGAACCCGATTCTTGATTGATCTCCACCAGCTTGATGCTGGAACGCAACGGCATGGCAATGCGCCGCTTGAAGGGTAAAAGACGGATCCCCGATATCGCCAACCCCGATTCCTTCTCTGGAAGTATTGCTGGTGTCTTGGCCCCGTAGAGCCATCTGTGTATTTATTGGGATTGCAACAGGTGAAGCGACAAGATCGGTCGCGTCCTTATAGTCCCGCGCCTTCATTGCGGATGATGTGCCGTCGACCTCATACTCTCCGAATGCGACCATCCTGGCGGCAACAGGCGCGCAAACGTGCGGATTGTCACCACCCCCCTGAGAGGCGCGGATGGCAGTGCTTCTCGGACCGCTTAACTCAGCGGTTCCACCGCCGTCTCGACCACGGATAGCAACGCCTTGTGCAGCATTTCCGGCAAGTCTTTGCCCCGCTTCTCGGCGCGGCGAAGGATCCCCGCGCATGCTTTGGGCGTCAAATAGAACCGCTGCGGCACGTCGCCAGTCTCCAAGATATCCGACAACGAACACACGACGCCGCCGCTGCGGGACAGCGTAGGGGAAGCCGCGTGCTCTGACGTATTGAGCGTCAAGGACTCGGTAGGCCCACCCATACCCGAGTTGCCCCAAGCCCCCGAGGAAGGAACCAAAGTCCCGTCCTCCGCTGCTTGACAGGACGCCGGGCACATTCTCCCAAACCACCCACTTGGGCCGATATCGGTCAGCAATGGCAAGATAGGTGAGCGCGAGGTTACCACGCGGATCGTCCAGTCCTTTTCTAAGTCCTGCGACACTGAAGGACTGACATGGGGTTCCTCCGACGAGAAGAGAGACATTTGCGACATCAGGCCACTCCTTGAATTGGGTCATATCCCCGAGGTTCGGGACTTCCGATTGAACGGGTAGAGATTGAACAGATTTGATTGCCGCCGCTCTGGCGCGGCGGTCCTCTTCTTTCAAACCGGATGCATCTGGTGACGGCATGAACATGGGGCGAGACGCCCCTTGCCGTTGATCCAGGACGTGGCATGGAAAGGGCTCGATCTCCGACACAGCCGCCGGACGCCACCCCATCGGCCCCCACGCCACCGACGCGGCCTCGATGCCGCTGCAGACAGACAGAAACCGCATGGATCAGCCCAGCGCTTTGCAGTCGAAAAGCGGGATGAAAGGGAAAGACGCCGCAACGGCAAATGAACGTTTCATGCTATGCACTCCAAAATTAACGGGTGCATGCAAGTTGGCTCAGGTAGGGGAGTGGAACGCAGGAATGGACCGGAATGACTCGCCGGTTTTCATTCCGGTCGCCCAGCGCGGCGGGTTTATTCCGCCTTCACGGCTTCGCGCCGGTCACACCGATCGGAGGTCGGGCCGGGCTTTCGCCAATACGGGCACGCGGGGAGAGGTGCCCCGTTCGGATCGGACAGAGCGCAGCCGCGACAGTCGCCCAGCGCGTCTCGCAACATTGCGTCATACCAACTCATACAGGATCCCCGCCTTTGACTTGCGCAGACGCAACGGGGCCAATACCCTGATACCCGAGCGCGGGCGGATCAATAGCCGGGTAAGCCACGCGCTCGCTCTCCTCCCGAACGTAGCGCCACCGGACATAGAGACCCAAGAACAGGTCCGTCTCGACTTCCAGGCGAAAGCCGTCCGGAGCGGGCGCAGGGGATTCATAGCCATACGGGTATATCCAGCCGGTCGTCATGGGCGCGCCTTACTTTAACGGCTCGCCGGTTCTTGCGTCCTTGATCTTCGCCAGGGGCCAGATCGGGAAGCCGAAGGTAAGCCACTCGAACGCCCATACCTCGGCAATGAATGGTGCCCCACGGCACTCCTGGTCGAACGGGCCAGCGTCGAACGGTGATCCGTCACGGTTGACGGGAAGGCGGCGCTTGCCAATGCATGGGATCAGGAACCCCGGTCGAAATATCCACCACATGATCAATTCTCCTACTCAGACTCGCGGAACTTGTCGCGCAGCTCGATGATCGCCTCGCCGTTCGGGCTATCCGGCCCAAGAGCGGTCTCTATCGAGTCCAGAACCTCGGCCAACGCCTGCCGCTCACCGAGAGCCTCGATCAGGTCCTTCATCGCCAAAATTATATCGCCATGCATGCCTGCGCTCCTTATGTGGATTTCTTGTCGTAGCAAGCGTGGCAGCAAGGCTTGCCGCCGCTCTCCCCGATCCAGTCGTCGTGCGACGGTCCATCATTAGACGGGCCAAAACAGTAATGCCCACGCGCACCGCAAGTGCCGCAGGTGCCCAGCTTTCCGTCACGATCTTCTGTGTTTCTCATGCCATTGCTCCTTATTTGGACACTTCTGGTGGATACCAACGGCGCAAAGCACCATCTGGATCTTGGCAGAAGAAAACATGCCCCTGCATTTCCCGAACCGCATCACGCAGCCGCGAGTAGTCTCTCATATGCATGGCATCGCCTGAAATCAGCGAGGCGGCGCGCTCCAAACGATCTGCGTCTATCTTGCTTTCAGCATTATCAGACATTTCCAACAATGCGCGCGCCAAGTCCGTTCTGCTTTCTGTCATTTCAATGTCCTCTCTCCTTATTTGGATTTATTCATCTTGGTCACTCTGATCATGGGGCGAATTGGATACGACCATCGCTTGCCATTCCAACGGGTTTTCTTCCCGTCTCGCCGCCGGACCCACGCAAGCCACTCCGCAGCCGTGGGCCAAAATTCGTCCATGTCCCACGCAACCGATTGCGAAGTTTCACCGCAAATAGACGAAGGTCTGCGCGGGAAATTTCCTACCTTATCGCACCTACGGGACATGCCTTTTGCTCCTTTTTCAGATCAGCATCCAAACGACCAAGCCGGATACGGCAATCGCCAAGGGGATCGCCACCGCCAACATCGGTATGAATGCGCCAAGGCCAGCGTCAGACCACCACCCCCAGTGATCCATAGCCCGCAGCGCGACATTGAAAACGACAAGCGCCACCACCACCGCAATCGCTGCAATTCCTATAGCTTCAACCATCCCATTCTCCTTTTATAGATCACCGGTCGTCGGTGTCGTTTTCGATTTCCAGCGCCTTGTGCGCCTTCACCCAATTATAGAGGGCCGCGCGCTTGATCGGCGGGCCTTCCATTTCTTGCAGCGCGGGCAGAATATCTTTCACCACATGAGCGCCATCGGAGAGCATGGCCTTGGCCTTCTCGCACCGCTCGTCAGTCATGGACGCGGGCCGACCGTGCGCCTTGCCCTCGTCACGCGCCTGCCGGAGACCGGCCATCGTGCGCTCGCGGATCAGCTCACGCTCATACTCGGCCAGAGAGGCCATGATATGCAGCACCATGCGCCCCATAGGCGTCCCAAGGTCCAGCCCTTCGGTGAGGCTCACAAGGCGGATTTCCTTGTCCGCCATAAGCTGCACGGTCTCAAGGATGCCCAGAAGCGACCGGCCAAGCCGGTCCAGCTTCCACACGACAAGCTCGGTGCCATCGACCTGCGCCAGCTTCAAAGCCTGCTGCAAGCCCGGACGCTCGCGCTTTGATCCGCTCATTTTGTCGGTGAATATCAGCCCCTCGGATACGCCCGCGCGCTTCAAAGCCTCGATTTGCAATTCAAGGTTCTGGTCCTGCGTCGAGACCCGCGCATAGCCGACCTTGCGGCGCGTATTGTTGGAATTATCGGTCACTTTCTTACCTTGTTTTGCGCTTCCATAATCAATTTATAGAACACTTACTAGACAAACTCAAGCGCTTGCGCTACAGTTATTGGAACACATTGTAGACAATGCAAAACGGAGAAACGCCGTGCAAATTTCATACGTCCCGTGCCGAGACTTTTATGTGTATCTCCACAAGAAGCCCGATGGCGAGGTGTTCTATGTCGGGAAAGGTCGCGGCGTCAGAGCATATGACCATGACCCGCGAAATAAGGCGTGGAAACAGATCGTTGATGAGTGCGGCGATTACGTTGTCGAGATAGCTCGCGCAGGACTTCTTGATGATGAGGCGCGAAAGCTGGAAGCCATCATGATCAAGAAATATGGGCGAGTTGTTGACGGGGGGACTCTCACAAATTCGCGCGAGGTGGACGATGCATTCCACTGGCGAAAATATTACGTCACTGAAAACTTGGCCGAAATACAGGCAGAGATTGACGCCATGATCAAATCTGAATGGAACGATATTCCGGGAGATTTGACGGAATACCCAAAGGGCATGCCGGTGGCACCGTTCCGCCTTCATCACTCTGGAATAATTGTTGACGCCGCAGGTCGGGAAGTATGCCACCCCGTCGATGGAGAATGGGAAGATGATCTAAGCGTTGCATCAATGATCTGTGAACACATGAACCGCGCGGCAAGCGCGTCCAAATAACGCAGAAAGGGAAACATATGAACCTGCAACCACACGAAGAACGAGTCCTTGTTGAGCGCGGCGAACTGGCCGAAAATCTCGACCGCCTCAATGCTTTTATCGAGGGGGAAGTGTGGCACAAGATGCCCGAAGCAGACCGCGACCTATTGATCGAGCAGCGCAACCACATGACCGCATACCTTGGCGTTTTGCAGCGCCGTGCTGCGCGGTTTTTGTGCCCGTCCAAATAACGCAAAGGAGGCCGATATGGCAAAGAGACCAGCGCCACCAATGAAGCGATATCCAGAAGTTGACCGGTCAGACGGCGCTATAATTGCCGCAGTGTTCTGCCTCGGCATCCTCGCACTTCTCGCTCCGATTGCCATGTCGATGAATGAGACGCCGCGCAGCATTTGCGAGGGTCAGGGCAAAATCTACATTGGAGACGGGCTTTGCATTTCGCAGGATGATGCGCTCGACCTGATACGAACGCAACTCAATCCATAAAACGACCGTCAAGGAAACCTTGACAATTCGGCGCAAGATTTGCGCCTTATTGGAAATAACGAATTAGACAGCTTTGATTAGAGAAAGGGAAAGCGATGAAAGACGGAAATGAAATGCAAGAAAGCATTGCCGCGAAACTGGCGCAGGCCGAGCAATTGCAGAAGCAATACAACGAGTCGACAAAGGCCAGCTGGTTCTGGGCGCTTCTATTCGGCCCCATTTACTTTGCAGTCCACGGGTTCTGGGGGCGTGCCGTAATTGTGCTGGTGCTTAACTTCGCAATCATCGGGTTTATTGTCGCCCCGTTCATGGCTTACCCCGCATGGCGCGCACGAGCCGAAAAGAAAGCGCAGAACGCCATCCAAACCGCCGCGCTCATGCGGGGATGATCAATCCGAGCCAAGCGCCTCACGCGCGCCGTTGTATGCCTCCACGGCAATCGAGCGGCGCGCGTTGCAGTCAATGAGGGCGTCCCCGATCCGTCCGATCATGATCTCGTCCGACGCGACCGTTCCGGGGCCTGACGGCAAGAACATCGACGGGTGAGGGCAAGCCGCATCGACGGTGGCAGGCAAAGGGTCAAGGCGCAGCCCATCGACTCCGAAGCCTTTGCAGCCCGTCAGAGCCGATACCAGGGCGAGCGCCGTCAGGGTCTTGTAGAGCAGCATTCTCCAACTCCATCACTAGGGCCGCCTGCTCCGAACGCGAAGCCTCAAGGGCGGCGGCAAGGGCCGCGATCCGCTGGCCCGATTTGAACAAATCATCCTGCAGCGCCAAGCGCGCCTCCAAGGCGTCTGCCTCGGCCGCGCCATAGCCCGCAGAATAGCGCACGGCTCCATACTGCCAGAAGGCAAAGCCAAGGGCCGCGACAAGCGCGGCACCGACATAGAGACGCCACATCAGCGCACCTCCTCCAAAATGCGCCGCCGCAACTCGTCACCGACCGTGACAGGATCACCGGGTCGATCCATTCCGGGGATCCATGCAATGTCCCACTTTCCTCGCTGCCACACGCCAAGAGTCGGCTGCACCTCGGCGTGAGACAATACTGTCCACTTCGACACGGGGATGTCGTAGGTCATGCACAGATCGGCCACCTCGCGCGCGAGGGCGTCAACCTGGGCCTCGGTGATCGGCGCAGAGCCTGCATCGAACGGAACCTCATTCGCACCGGCCATGGCATCCACTGCCACGCCGATGCTGCCGGTGTTAAGCGCCCGCGTGTGGGCAACATAGGAACCGTCCGACACGTCCGCATTGGACTCCGGCTTCAAGAGACCGGGCCATGCGCGGCCGTCCTTGTCGATCAGAATGTGGTAGTGGGCAAGCTCGTCCTTCAGGACAGGATAGGCCCCTGCGGTCCAATGCATGATCACGCGGTGCAGTCCGGACGGGTGAAAGAGCGCATCTGCGCTATACACGCCGCGCGCCTCCATTGCCGCACGGACGGCCTGCTGAGTGCGCACGCCCCAAAGGTTGTCGATCGGGCCAGGATCAAAGCCAAAGGCGGCACAGCGCGCCTGCAGGTCGCGCACGGAATATCGGCTTGGTTTCTCTCTCATGGTCACGGCCCCTCCTTCGGGCACAAAAAAAGACCGCCCTGGGGCGGCCTTTGTTGAAGTTTGAGTGGGATCAGTCCCGGCTTACGATCCGGCGCCTACGCCGTGGCGGGTAAAGCCACGCGATCCAGAAAGGCCATTTCGGCCGGTCCTCTTCCGGCACCATCAGCTGCAAGGCGCGAAGGGCGCGATAGCAGCCATATGCAAAGACCAGGTTCCAAAGGTTGTTGACCTCCCGGCCGCCGAACGAGTCCCGAAACACGGGCCAATGCTCATCGACCCATACAGGGACGGCATCCCAGAAAATGGAGCGCCATGCGAAAGCCGACACGACACAGAAAATCGAGATCGACATATGGCGCACGATATCCGACGCGCTGCGCGAAATGCGCAGGTAGGCGTAGCCGATCGGAAGGCTCATGATGAACGCGAGATACGCGCTGAGATAGCTGAAAGTCATGCCTGCTTTTTTTCCTCTCTGGCTTTTGCGAGCTCTTCTATGGCCCGCATGACCTCGAGGCGCTTCTCCTGAACCGCCTTCACTGCATTTTCATTCGCGCGCCTGCGCTCGGCGCGTGAACTTTTCTCCTTGGTCCGAAAGAGCCACGAAACAAAACTATGAGCCACGCTTAACCTCCTCAGTCAGTGACCGAATAGCGGCGGCGCTGGCGTGAAGCCCCTCTGTGGCCTCCTTCGATATTTTCATGATCTGGGCGTTATTCTCCTTGGTGTCTTCACGCCACCAGTTGAGAACGCGCCATGCGAACAGTGAAACGACCACAATCATGACAGCCGCCGGACCGCCGCCCAGCTCTTTGATGATCTCGGAAAACTCGGTCATGGATCAACTCGGTGCCCCCACGGTCAAAAGGTGGATGGCAATCTCGACAGCGCCGCCGGTGAAATCCGATCCATTGGCCGTCAGCACGACCGGCGTGTCAGAATAGAACGCTTGCGGTCCGATCACGCCCTTATTTGTGGATCCCGACGCGATGCCCAAAGACCCACCGAACTTTGACACCTCGCCAGAGATACCGCAATCGAAAGAGGTGGCCCCGGTGATCGCCGTGGTGGTCTTCACAGAGACGCCAAGACAGATCGAACGGTCCGGGATGACGATCGAAGAGGTCACGGTCGGGCCGGAAAGGCCTGAAAGCGTCTCTCCGAGCGTAGACAGGCCCGTGGTGGCCCCGTTGGCCGCCTTGGACACATCCACGCTCGGAGCCTGCGCCAGCCCCCCCAGAGCGGCTGAGAACGTCGCCCACGCGCCGCTGTAATAGACCAGAAGCTCGTCGGCGCTCTGATCCCAGACGCGATAGCCCGTGGCGACCGCAATCCGATACCATGCGCCATCGGCCCACATGGCGATATCATTCTCCCATCCCGCCCATTCATCGGTGGCCGTGGCCGCGACGATATAGCAATCCCCGTCTGAGGGTGACGCGGGCGGCGTCGAGGTGGTGGCGTTGATCACGCTCGCCTGAACCATTCCGTCCAGAAGACGGATCGCGTCATTATGGGTGACATGCTTCTGCGCCTGAGACGCCATGATAAAAGGCAGATCAAGCCTGTTCGAATAGTCTGCCATGATCGGCCTCCTTAAAATCTCAATGTGACCTCGGCGGGCGCGCCTCGGCCGTAGGTGGTGGAAAGCTGATAAACCCGAATGTCGAGCGTATCGCCCGGCTCAAATTCAGCGCCAAAATCCGAAATCTGGTGTGCAGAAGTATAAACAACACTCGGTGTTGTGGATGATAGAGTGCGAACGACCGTCGATCCATCCAAAATATCGACCTCATAGGATTCAACATCCTCACCGATCGGAACCTCGGCCACGACCCACGAATCCGCAGATGCATCGCGCGACCGCCTGATCCACGAAATATCGAGATCGCCGGGCGTCCGACCCTTGCGCCACGGCTGCGACACATGAACCGGCGCAAAGGGCTGACGGGCACGGGCCATCGGCGTGAAATTCATGACCAGGGTCGAGTCGTCACTCAGGGACTTAGAGCCGGATGAAACCGCCCAATAATAGTCCACACCCACATCCGTCGCGGAAATCGGAGCATAGCTCACCCCGCCATCCAGAGTGACCAGACGCGCGCCACTTGGTAGATTGTCCACCATTTCGCGTTCGGTGCCATATTGCCCACGCAACAGACGCGACAGACGATAGGTGTTTGACCCGACAAGCTCCACCTCTGCGGCCTGAATGATCTCCCACTTTCCGTCACTCGTCTCGAGAGCGAACGTGTTTGATCCGGCCAACAGGTCGATGTCCTCGACGCCATCGATCGTGCCAGTATAAACCCGCACATAGAGCGCATTTGCATCGTCCCATCGCCCGACAGGACCGGCCGCGAAATCCGCCGTGGTCACGCCCATCTGGGCGGCGGCGCTGGTGCTGGTCAAGAGCGTGTATCCGGACTCTTCCGGGCTTTTCCACAGATTGATCTCACCCGGCCATGGCTTCGCATAGGCCGCAAAGAACGGCTGATAGTCCAGACCGTCCTGAGTGATCCACGGAATGTCGAGGAACTCGAAGATCGGATCGCCGTAGATGTTGGACGTCCCGCGAGCAACAGAAGCGCCAGAGCGCGCACGACCAGGGGGCAAATCATAGACGAATTTGTCCTGCATCATGGCCGACACGGTGCGTTCTTCGCCGTCATTGATGGTCTGCGCACGGAACAAATAGCTCCGATCATCGTGCAACACCTCAATCACGTCCGTGGCATCCAGAGCGAGCATGGACGGCGGCAGTTTAAAGGACGCCGTCTCGCGCCCGACCCACGTCTCCTGCAGGGCGCGGCGCACGTTGCGCTCCGCATCTTCCGGCGGCATGGCAAAGCTGAAGGACTCTGCCGTGATCCGGCTCGAATTCACAGTCTGACGTCGCGCCTCAACCTGCGCCGTGTCGTAGTCCTCGTCCGAAGACGCAACCGCCCACTTCAACCCCTGCGCAAGCTCGGTCTCCTGCGCGCGCTCGAACTGGATCACCTCGCTGTCGCTTGCAACCATATCGCCCGGAGAGACCGTGGCGCTTGGATTTGCTCCGCGCATCTTGAAGACAATCCGACCCTGCGTCTCGGTCGCGTCGAAACCGTATTGTTTCGCCAGAGAGGCAATGGTGGAGCGCGGGCTGGTCAAAGAGACGATGGAGATACCCTGAACAGCGCCGCGAAGATCGGACACGTCGAATTCATCCGTATCAAGACCAGCCTGAATGCAAAGACGGGACACAAGGCTGCGCAGACTTGAAGACCCAAGTCGTCCGGTGATCCAGTGGCCAAGCGTCCAGTTGTCCGCATCCCCCCAAACAGGATCCCCATCATCGTCCGTGGTGTAGGGAAAGAAGGGGAACGGTCGGGCATCCCATGTCCAGACGGTCATATTCGGCACATCAATCATCCGATCACCGGTCACGCTCGACACCGGGTTGTTGGCATCATCGCCCCAATAACTGAACGTCGCCTCGAGATAGGCGCGCTGGATCGCATCATCGCGCCAGCCGCGAGAGAAATACGGGATCGCAGACTCCGAAGACTTCGCGTCAAAGAAGACATTAGGCTGGTTCGGCCCCCGATCGACCGCCGGGCACCCGACCTCGGTGAACCAAAACGGCTTGGACTGCGGCACCCAATCCGTCGCGGTCGCCTCCTCCACTCCACCGGGTCGGTTGTAATGCTGGTTCGTCCACCAGGACCGCAAATCCTTGGGGCGATAAACCCACGGCTTGCCATAGGCTCCGTCCGTGATTGGCGTGCGAACCTGATCGACCCGGTCTGTTGATGTCGGGTAATACCAGTCGAATCCCTCACCGCCCTCGATGTTGCCGCGAAGATAGTCGAGATCATAGGTCGTCAGGTATTCCTGCGCATCCAAGTGATCGAAGCCGTCGCGCCAATCTGCAATGGGGAAATAGTTGTCGATCCCGATGAAATCGATATCGTCATGCGCCCAGAGCGGATCGAGGTGGAAATACACGTCGCCGCTTCCGTCAGACGGGTGGTGCCCGAAATACTCGGACCAATCCGCCGCGTAACTGATCGCGGTGCCGGAGCCAAGAATGCCGCGCACATCCTCGGCCAATTCCTGCAGCTTCGATACCACGGGATAGGTGCCAGATGCGCTCCGGATCGTTGTCAGGCCGCGCAATTCCGATCCGATCAAGAATGCATCAACGCCTCCGGCCGCCGCGCACATATACGCATAGTGCAGTATCATGCGCCGGTATCCCCAATCATTGCTGGATCCCGAAAACGATACATATTCTCCAGCTTTTCCTGAGTTTAAAAACAGAGACGCAAGAGCCGCCAGGAACTCTTCTAAGCTCGAAAAATCGCTGATTGAAAGGTTGTCACCAAGGTCTCGAACGATAATGAAATCATCCGGGTCCGCATTGCCGAAGAAATCATCCACCTGATCGGCAGCGGCGGAGGTCTTGTCGACCGTCCCGACATAGCCGGGCGCGGGGTGGCAGGTGATCCGGCCGCGCCACGGGAAAACAGGTTGACCGATCTCTGCACCGTTGTCGCTGTATGGATTGGGCAGGGTGTTGTCCGGAGGCACGTCCATGAGGATGAACGGATAGAACGTTACCTTGAGGCCGCGCGACTTGATCTCTTCGATTGCCTGGATCACAGAGAAGTCCGCAGGCGTGCCCCCGAATTGCGGGTCTCCATCGATTGCAGTGACTAGAAGCGCGTCCGACCGTTTGGCCCCGCTGACGATCCATATCTTGCTCAGATTGCTCTTTGAAGATTTCTCAACGCCTGGCTTGATCTGGCACTCACCGCAGCGCAGATCAGTGCCGAACCACGACACGACCAGAGAGACGGATTCAATGCCCGGAACGGATGCCTGCAGACGATCAAGCGCTGCGACGATATCGGACTCCGTCTTGTCGTTGTGGGAATTCTCAGCAATCGTCTCGCCGTCGCTCTTTGATTTCACAATTTCCGTTGCATAGGCATACTCGCCCGTCGACGGAATGATCGTCACAGAGCGCACCTGGCCCTCGGCCACGTCTTCATCATCCAGAGCGTTGAAAATCTCCACGTTGATCTGGGGCAGGCGGTTGCCATAGTCCTCGAGCAACAAATCCTCGAAGACGATATAGGCCGTGCCGCGATAAGCCGGAGCGCCGCCCATCATCGCATCAATGAACGGATCCGGCTCTTGATCCTCATCGCCGTAATAGATGCGATAGGTCACATCATCGAGGTCCATGACCTCCCCGTCCGCCCAAATGCGACCAATGCCCGTGATCGGACCCTCACAGAGCGCCACAGCGAAAGAGGCGTAGTAGGTATAGGTCGTCGTGGTGACCTTGCCGCCGCCGCCCTTACCAGCACCCTGCGTCTCCTTGTTCACCTCTTCGCGGAAATCGGTAGCCCAGATCACGTTGCCGCCGACGCGCATGCGACCATATACCTGCGGGATCACCGCCCCCTCGGTCGAAGAGGTGACCTTAAGCGATTCCAGCTGCGCGCCGTAGTAATTCTGGTTCGGCTGCATAGACTGCACGATCCACGCATCCACCGCAGAGCCGACCGCAGATCCGATCGCGCCACCGATCGCGGCATAGGACATGCCCAGGATCATCCCCGTGCCGAAAGAGGCACCGATCGCTGTTCCGACCGCGCCCAGAACAAGAGTCGCCATTTACTGAACCTCCGGCCGTTCTGCGGGATAGTCGTAGGCATAGGCCAGACGCCGCCGCCACGGCTCCGTCAATTTCTGCTCGATCACGCCAAGGCGATCGTATGAATGGATGAACATGCCGTCATAGGACATGATCCCGAGATGCTTTGCGATCGCCCCGCGCCGCATGCGAAAGACCAGGACAGACCCTGGACCGATATCGGACAGAGCGATCGGCAGAAGCCAATTCTTTGCGCCCAGAGCGATCACCTCCACGTCGCTGGTCTCGCCCCAATCCCGAGAATAGCGCGGCAGCTTGTCCGGCTCCGGACCGACCACCTCGCGCCAGACACCGCGCACAAGACCCAGACAGTCGCACCCTACGCCGTTCAGGCTTGCCTGGTTGTGGTAGGGCGTCCCAAGCCACTCGCGCGCCGCAGCGATTACTTTGTCCGGATCCGCAGTCGTCATAGCGCGCTCCCTGTGTTTTTCCGGTTCTTGGTCGCATAGCGCAGAACCGTGTCGCTGCCGGGGATGTGGGGGAAGCCCCTGAAATTATCCCCGTTGGAAAACTTCGACACGCAAGACTCGAAGTGCTTGTCGCAGCCCGCCGTGATGGTGAAGGCGTCACCGACCTCAATGGCCCGCACAGGCTCCTCCAAGAGCGTCACGACAATCTCGCCGCTGGACACGTCATGGCGCGCCACCTCGGCCTTGCGGCCCGCATTGGCCCCGCTCGTCCACTCCACGATGCCGCCGGAGAACCAATCGGCGTCATAGCCGTCAATCGATACCGAAGTGAACGCACGTCCATACAGCACGCTGTCGATGGTGCCCGACGCGCGATACTCCGGCCCCGACAGATCGACCTTGCACTTTGAATCGCCCAAAGCCGCCTCGCAGCTATACTGAAAGGTGCGCCCGACCGTTTGATCGAGCGCGTGAGACATGGAACGGACCTCGGCCACGAAAGAGACGCGTCCACGGCTGATCTGCCCCGTTACCCCCTTGCGCAGAAGGACGCGCTGCGAGGTGTCCTGCCAGTTGACGCGCCACACCTCGACCTCGGCCCCGTCCCAAAGACCGTCGATGATATCGGTCTCGGTGATGAGGTCAGAAGACAGCACGCCCTCTGCATCCTGCGCATCCACGGCCAAATCCGAGCTCGACCGTATCTCTGAGGGGATCATGCCCGCTTGCGGCTCGAAATCCGTGCCATCGAAGGCCAGCCCGAGATCATGGTCGGTGAAGCCGAAGACAGCGCCATCGACGCGCGTCACGCGCCAGCACCACGCAAGGGTCGTCGTGCCCGACGCAAGGTGCGCGGACAGGTCAGGGGATATGGTTTTCATGTGGGGTGTCCGTTGGGTTGTAGCCCGCCCCGGTAAGGGCGGGCCATTGGTTCGGTTTCGGATTTTTAGGCCGTCACATTTAGGAGTAGACCACTAAACCTTTGCCTAAACATGCGCCGCGATCCATGACGTGATCGCGGTCTGCAGTTGATCGATTGTGACTTCTGTGTTCGCGTTGGTCATTTTGGTTCAATTTTCATTTGCGTTCGTTTATGTCTCTCAGAACATCTGGCGACTACCACTCTTGAGGCATAAGAGTTATAGGGTATTTTTTGGCGCTATTAGGAAGCTCATAGAATGGGTTCTCAGCCCAGCTGCGACCATCCCGGCGAATACGCATGTTCATAAAATGACTTGCATACTTACCGGATGCGTCAGCGCCATTTCCTGCGTAAACGCCCCACTTTAGATAAGCCTCATTGTCGTTATTGTAGCCGGTGACTTTTTCCTCATTGACCACTAGGCGACCATTCAGCCACATGCGGACTAATCCGATGTCTTCACCGCGACCGTCCTTAAAATCGAGCACAATATGGTGGGCTTCCCAAGGCTCATAGTCCCACTCATATTCGATGACAGGTGAAGGTGTGGTCCCAGCACCTACATCGTCTACAGCAGAAGTGCGCGTTTGCAGGCGGTATGTCTCAGCATTTTCAACTCGCAATGCGAGAACAGGTGAGGAACCAGTTTCACCTAAGTCTGGCTCGTCCTTTAGCTGAAGGCATACGAAGAACGGATACGCGCCGCCAATTGCCGTGTGAGGTTCAACAGCAAGAATAAATTCGTAACTGATAAAACTCTCAGCAGCAGGAACAGAGTCCCCTAGAGATAGCTCAGACCGGAAGTTTCCGTTAGAGAGATCAGAGCTTGTCACCTCGTCACCCGGCTCCGCCATGTGTCTGGTGTGTTCCAGAGGGTAGTCCCCCAAAAATTGCAGCGGCTTGCCGTTTGCACCAGATAGGATGCTACCTGAAGAGATCATTTTCTCATATCCAGCCCTCTCGATCTGAGGGTCGTAGAAATCATAGCTGGCGGTAATACGTGAAGGGGTAGTATCAACTCGACCTCGCGCCAGTTTAACACGACGGACTACGCCAGACGCACCGCTCGTCGCGCTGCCGATATAAATTTCATTCGGTGAAATCTGGTAATCAACATCACTCGAAGCGGCTTTAGAATACACAGGCTGACCACCGCAGGACATGCCGTGCCGCTCCCCGAAATACCCTCGGACAAGAGATGTCCCGACAACTTCGCCGCCACCTTCTCCGGTAATCAGGTTTGACGATCCGCCATCTACGGTAAGGTATGTCCCATCCTCATTTGAACGGAATAGAACTGATTTGCTGCCGTCTGAAAACTCGATATGCGGGGTAGAGCCAGAAACCTTCTGAACGATCTCAAACGACACATAGGATGATGCTGCACTGAAATCATTCAGCAGGTCTTGCCTGACCATCACAACGTCTCGGTTGTTGGTCTTTACGGCAGTAGTCGTTTTTATCGGAGACGTGAGAACGTCGCCACTGGACCCAAAGTCAACACCCGAGAAAAATGTCTTGTATGTCGTGTCCCCAACTCCGGTCCCGACAGAGATTTCCACATCAGTGGCTGACAGGTCAGACGACAGGGTGAGGTAAAACTCCAAAACGGACACATTCCCGAAATTTCTCAAAACTTGGTTTGAGACCGCTCCGAGAGTTTCTGTATTCACATTAACATAAGGCCCAGACACAGACACTTGCACAATGTCGCCACTGGCAGTGTCTTCTATAAAGGCGCGGAAACGCTCTCCGGGTCCGTGTGAAAAGGTGAACCGAACAGGGATAACGTCGCCAGAAGACCATCCAGCTGACAGGTCAACACCGGTGCTGATCTTATGGGATGAGGACGCACCTGAAAGAACGACAAAATCATGCCCAAAGACGTGAAATTCTTCCGGCGCAGACATTATGCCGTTAGCGTCTGTCCACGATGCAGGATCGTAAGAATTTAGCGCCCAGTTTTTTTCGTTACCTAGTCTGATCAAGCCGAAGTCGTCGCCAAGAGCGCCGATTACTGGAATGTCAGCACCATATGTAACAATCGTCCCATCAGGCTGAAATGCCCACGCATTACCGGATCGTGTGCAAGTCAAATAGTCCTCGGCGCGGCCAGATAAAGGGTCTTCACGCTCAGTCCAGAAGGTGGCATTCTCAAAATCCAAGAGCGCCATCCGCGTATCATCGTAGTTTGTAAGTCTGGACGATTTAGAGAACGACCTTTCAGGGGAGATTACTGACCACCCGTCAAGCCCTTCAATAGATGTTCCAATACCGTGGTATATATATGACTGACGACCAGCGGTCACGACTGTCCCGATGCTAAATGACACTCCCCCAGACACAGACTTTTTAAGAGCGTCTAGGCTAGAAAACCGCGTCCCTGCCTCATACAAACCAACACCAGAGATAACGTAATCTGACGCCGCTCCCTCCACAAACGAAAAACCCTCTTTCCGCGTCGTGTGAATAGTCCCGTCGCCGCCGGAGATAGCGTTGGCTTGCAGGGCGTCGAGGTCGTCATAGGTGTAAACCAGCTTCGCGGCTTCTTCTTCCGATCGATTTGCCGCATCAATCGCTTGCTGAACAAGCGCCTGAATCTGCGTTAGAGTCGCATCATCAACTTCCTCATAATCAAGGCACGCAGCGAAATCATGAGGCCCTTCGCTATCCGGAACGGTCACGTTAAAATACCGATCCGCGTCCTTCAGCTTGACCATGAGCAAATAGGAACCTGCCTTCACGGTCACATCGAGATACCCGTTCTCGTCGGTCGTGACGCGGAACGGATCATCGACAATGACGGTAGACCCCTGAGCAACAACTTTCCGGCGCGACCGATACCAGGTCACTGTCTTGTTCTTGAAGACTTCGCCGTCAGGCGTCTCAAATGTGCCGGTCACCTGGCGATTGGTATCAGATGGCATTTCTTACTCGCCTTTCACTTCAATGAGGGGGATGGAAGAGATCGAGCCGGTGCGCTCGATATCCAGAAGGGTGTCGATGGAATCCGTGTCGAAGCGGCACGGAACGTCGAATTCAAAACCGGCCGTCACCTCGACGCCCAGCGCGGGCGGAGTGTCGAAGGTCACGACGCCGGTGGATGTGTCGACCGACCAGCCGGAGAACTGCTCCGCTCCGCCCAGCGCGACCCGCACGGTGCCCGCCACGGGCTTCTCGATCACGCGCCAATACTCGGACACATCATCGCCGTAGTGCTTGCGCAGCTGGAACGCGACCGTGACGCCATCACCGGCGCCTAACAGCTGATCCTCGGCATCGATCGCGCGTGACGCCGTGCCGCTCTTGTAGTCAGCCCAATCCTTGAACCGGAACGCATGCAGCTGCCCGACACGGGCCTCGAAGAACGCGACCACCTGCTGCAGCTGATCGTTTGACCGCACACCGAACGCCACATCGAACTCACGGCGCGAGGTGGCCCATGATGCGTTGCGCTCCTCCCGACCGGAGTCGAGCGTGACCACCTGCGTCTTTCGCCGTGGCCCGCCCTTTGCGCCGCGCCCGATGTTGTCGGGAAACCGGATATCGTGGAAAGCCATTAATTCCCCCTTGCAGCCATGGAGAGACCGCGCTGGAAGTCAGTGGCGATTTGCACGCGGCTCTTGCGGAAGGACTGCGCATCCTTCACGCCGTTGAAGTTGATCACCGGAGCGAAGACCTTATCGCCGCCCCCCGACTGCCCCCTGTATTCATCGATCACGCGCTCCTGCGGGTGCATCATGGCGAGGAACCCGCCTCGACCGTCCAACCCCCCAGAGCGCGACCCATCGCCCGTGTAGCCGCCCCCTGCGAAGCTGGTGGCCGGAGTGAGAGCGGATGAAAGGAAATTGCCCACGGACCCGAGGAACCCGGTGCCGCCGGTGAGACCGCCCATGAGCGCATCGGCAATGGGGCCGAAGATGTATCGACGCGCGGCCAGCTTTGCCATGTCAGCGATAAAGGAGGTGATCATGGAAGAGAAAGACAGCTTACCCGTCCGAACGAACTCCCCGATCGCGTCCTCGCCGGATTTGAACGCTGCGACCAGAGTGTCGCCTACACCTTTGCCGATATCGCGCGCGTCCTCGATATAGTCGTTCAAGGACTTAAGCGTTGCATCCCATCCGGTGGCGGCTTCCTCTGCGGCCTTCTTGACGGAACCACCTGTCTTCTTGGCTTCCTCTGCGATGCGCTTAAGGGCGTTTTCTGTGGCGCGGTCTTTTACCTGGTCAAAGAAATTTCCGAGATAGTCGGTGTTGGCGATTTCCTCCATGCGATCGCCCGTCGATGCGAAGCCATCCGCCATACTCTCAGCCGCAGCCTGTCCAGCCTTGAAAAAGTCGCCGCTCTTCTCGGACAGGTAGTCTACCGTGCCCGTGAGAACATCGGTCGGCAAATCTGTTTTGAACGTGCTATTCAGAGCCTCCGCAATCCCGTTAATTCCCTGCGACACCACCCAAACCATGTCGTGAATTCGTGAGGTCACATAGGAAAGGGCGACATAGAACGCGGACTGGAAAAAGAGCGGAATCGTATTCACGACCAGCTTGATGTGCTCGGCCGCCTGCATGATTGCGCGGATTAACCAGTTGCCGGTCCACTTCGCGCCAGCAACGACCATATCCCAGGCCGACTGGAACCACGGGCCTATCACAGAGATGGCAGGTGCAAGGAAGTTGCTGATCCCGTCACGAATGACCTGCCACGTCGCCAGAGCGGTGTCTCCGAAGGTCACGACCACAGAAGAGGTCTCGTTGATTTCGTTCTGCATCTCCTTAACCGCAAGAGCGCCTGCGCCGATCGCTATAGCCGCGAGTTTTAGAGGCCCCGGCATCTTAGAGACCATGCCGAAAAGGTCTTTAAAGATGCCCCCGACGCCACCATTTCCGAAACCGTAAATCTGCGCGATCTGCGTGCCCTGCTGGGCCATGACCAGGAACGGGTTCATGCCACCAGCAAGCGACACGCCGATATCGTTGGTCTGATAGAACAGCTGCTGCATGCGCAGGGTGGATCCGCGTGAGGCACGCGACATTTGCGCAATGGCCTGCGACTGGTTCTTGTAGGCTGCAATGCTGTTAAGGGCGGCCTTGCGCGAACGAGAGATCGCAGCGGCAAGCTCGTCAGCACTCAAGGCACCCTCAAGATGCGCAGAGCGCATTTCTGCGACTTCCTGCTTGTATTGGCGGATCACCCCGAAGACCGGGTTATACTTCGCCCGAAGATCATCGAGCGCCTGACCCTGCTGCAAATACTCGGCCGTGGTCTGCCCGATCGCAGGCGTGACGCCGGTCACGCGGTTGATCTGCGCCACAAGATCGCTCTGCGCGGATGCGGTGGCGGTAAGCGCACGACCAGAAAGCGCAGCCTTGGCCGCCATCTGCTCATACTGCTCACGGGCACGGGCTGCGGCAAGAGCCGTCTCGTCCAGCCCCTGAGAGGCCGCAGGCGCACCAGCGCCAATCTGCTGCAGCGCGTCCTTGCCGGTCACGCCAACATCGCGCAGCTCTTGCTTCAGCTTTTGCCCGCCAACTGCTGCGAGGCGAACTGAGACCTTCTTGTCAGCCATTCTCGGTCATTCTTTCGTTTGTTTTGGCGCAGGCGATCTGCTCGATTTCAGGCACAAATTCGGCAACGGCCTCGGGAGGGATGCCGAGGCCGTCAGCCAATCGAAAAGCGGCGGTCATATCCCACCCGATGATCACCACGCCCGCCATCGAGGACACGGCGCGGACCTGGCCACCCATTCGCATGGCCAAGTCCCAGACCTTGCGGCCCTCTATGCTTTGCGGGTGGTTTTCTTTGCGCGGGCAGTTTTCGCAGACCGAGGGGCACGCTTGGCAGTATTCCGCGCCGCCCCCGTAGTGCCAGTCTGCGAGCGCGCGGAGTCTTTTTTTTCCTCGGCCACCTCCGCCTGAACGGTGAGGAACTTGTTCAGATACTTGATCAGCCACGCATCTGCGGCCGCCGGATGCTCAAGGAACGCGGCGATGTATTCAGCCGTCACCGGTGCCTTTCCGCCCTTGGCGTCCTCGACGCCTTCCCAATCGACAATCACCTGCTCTGCAATGACCAGAGACAGAACGCGCGACAGCTTGGTCGCAGAGGCCGGATCGATCGCGGTGCCCTCAAGGTCGTCCACCTCGGACGCCACGTCCTCGGCCAGAGTGGCAAGGCGCGGGTCTTCTTTGGCCGCGTCCATGATTGCAGTTGTTGCAGGTTCTGCAAGAACTCGGACACCAGCCCCCGGAATGAGATCATACCACTCGGGACCGTTTTTCAGGTTAAGGCGCATATTTCCTCCAATGCATAGAAAAGCGGTGCCAGAGACCGAAGCCTCCAACACCGCGAAAGTCCGACAGAAGCCGGGGTTAGAATTAGTTGGACGGGTTGTCGTAATCGGCCACGTCATTGATCAGGGTCGCGGTGGCCATGCGGCCCACGACATGGTCAATGGCCGCCTGCCAGGCAAAGGTTGCCTGAACTCCGCCGGGGCCTTCAAGGGGCAGCTTGGGCTTAGGCAGGTAGACCGCGTGCGCCTCAAGGGTGAACTTCGTGTCGGCGTCGATCTCGTATCCGAAGGTCAGAGCGCAAGAGGTTCCGTTGATCGCCTGATCCAGCAAGGTCTGGTCAGCGAAGCGCACGACAATCTCGCCGGACAGAGCCGCGATAGACGGGTCCACCCCGTCGATCTTGCCATCGCCCCGTATCGTCTCGACCGGGTCAAGGTTGTTCGTGTAAGTGATCTGGCCAGAGACAACGTTGCCAAGCTGGGTGCCGTCGCGGGTAATCGACCCATTGAAGGAACCGAAGCGCGAAAGGGTCATTTCCTCCAAAGTGCCCGCCGCAGAGGACGTGTCCGTTTCCTCACCCTGTGCAATGCAGTTGACCGTGGCCGTCACAAGACCGGAGCGCTGCATGGTCCAGTTGATCGAATTCGCACGAACGCCAGAGACCATGGCATAGTAGGGCACGTCAGGCATTCCGGTCTCGATCGACAGGGACGGCAAGTCCCAATTGCCGGACTGGAAAGCATGGGTGTAAGGGGCAGACGCGCCAGTGGTGGTCGGATCGCCAAACAACGCCTTAAGCCAGATGCCGAGGAACCGCGCATCGATCGGCACAGACAGATCGCCGTCCGTGGTGATCGCGTCCTTGACCGGAGGAAGCGGGTCGCGGCCATAGCCCAGAAGCTCGGACTCCAAGAGCGGCTGCTCGCTTCCGAGGTTGTTTGAGGCAAAGGGGATTTTCCAAAACGACCCCGAGGCGGGCGGGGTGCCGTAAATGGTCTCAAAAGCCGCAGCCATCTGGGCGCGGGCACCTTGTGCGCGTGACATAGGTCAGTCCTTTCTGAAAGTTGATCAGCCCAGAGGGTCTGGTGTGCCGTAGGTGAGGATCACCCCGACAGTTGCTGCCTTGAGGCCAATTGCCCCGAGGTCGGTGAGGTCGACAGGCGCAGGGGCCTGCCCGAGAACGTAGTCGCACAGGCCGCCCAGCGTGCGGTCGTCAGAAACCGCCACGCCAATGGCCTGCTTCAGGACGTCGAACTTCGCGTCCCGGTCGTCGTCGCGCGTGGCCTCGACCAGAAGGTCGACCTCGGCGTAATGCTCATAGACATAGCAAGGCGGCGAAAAGAGGAACTCCGGATCGCCAGGATTTCCGTCGCGCAAGATGATAGCGCCATCACGCGGGATGGACTCCGGATAGGCCGCATTGCGCGCCACAAGAGCGCCGGATGGGGCCGCCGCCTGAATCTTGGCATAAAGCGCTTTCAGAACCTGCTCCGAATAGCTGTCGGCCATGGCCTCAGTCCTTCCACTTGGAGACAATCAAGCCGGGCACGGCCGCCTCCCACTTCTTGCGGTCCCGATCCAGATCGAGTTTCGCGCGCAGGCGGACCTGCGGAACGAGGATGAAACAAATGACGGTCTGCTCGCCGGTCAGGATCCCGTCCTTGCGGCGGCGACCACCCTTGCGGGCTGCATTGCCCTTCTTGTTGATCCGCGCCTGATCCGCGACCAGAAGCGAATTCTGCCCGCGACGATACACAAAGCGCAGCCGAAGGCCGGTGCGCTGCTCAAACCCATAAGGGTCGATCCGCTTGTTTCCTGGGCCGCGCATCTTCACGGCCGCCTCGGTCGGAATGGCAAGCCAGAACTTCTCGCGCGACTTGATCAGAACGCCACGATCATGCGCATCCACGACCTCGGCCGCAGAAGCGCGGGCGGTGTTGTTCGGCCGCACATAGACCAAAGACGCCGCGCCGAGACTGTAACCGCGTGCCGGAAAATTCATGCCGCGCACAGTGTTTGCCAGGCGCGACCCGAGGCCCGCGCTCTTGATCTGTGAGCGCCAGGACTCCTTAAGGCCGCGACCGGCCGCCCGAAGGCCGAGAGTGACGCCACGCTCGCCGTTGTCGATCACCTTCTCCATTTCGGCCTCGAGATCGTGATCGGCCTTCGCAATCAATCTCATTGCGGGGCCGCCTCACACTTCCAGACCAGACGCTCGCCGTCGCGGGTGGGCTGTCCGGTCACCTGGAAAATGTCGCCGGTGGAGTTTCCCTCAGAGTCGAGGATTTCAAAGGTGTCGTATTTATCGGGGTTCGACACCTCGGAGATCCGCACGTCGATGGTGACCGTGCCCACGACAAAACGGCCGGAATTGAACTCGGAGAACTGGTCGGGCTTGTTGATCACCACCCGAACAGGATCACCGCCGCCCGCACCCTGCGACCGATAGAGCGCATCACGCCCGATATTCCGGTCCGCAAAGATTGCGTTAATGGCGGCGGCAAATGCAGTCATGGCTTAGGCCACCACACCATTCAGGCGCACTTTGCCTGTGGTGTCAGATGCGCCGCCTGCGACAGCTTCATAGGCCACGCCCGCAAGCGTGTTGCTGGTGGCGGTCGTGGTAAACACCTTGTTGGTGTCGTCCCAATAGACCTTTGCGCCGACAGTCCAAGCCTGAGAGGCCGCCTTTGCGTGAGAGAACACGCCGGACAGCTTCGCTTCGCCTTCTTCGCCAGAGGCAACATCGCCAGTGGCGATGCCGACCAGGGTGCCGATAAGAACGCCGGTGCCGGACGAAACGTCCGCAGCGGCGGTGAAGGTGATCGTGTCACCCTTTGCGATATAGTTTTTCATGGTTCCGATCCTTGTCAGAAAGAGGTTGGTGCCGCGCCCGGCCGGGAGGAGGAAGCCGGGCGCGACTTAAGCCTGAGAGGAGTCAGGCTTAGGAGGGTGCCTTGCCGGGGTTCTTGTAGAGACCACGGTGGTCGATCGCCTTGGCCGCGAATTCGTGGCGGGCCTTGATTTCAAGGCCGTCCACTTCGAAGCCCATGCGGGTCTCGGTGAACACGCCTTCCTGGCCTTCGAGATAGGCATACTCGACGGTGTCGATCATCGCCGGGTTGGCAGAAAGGAACCACGGATCCTGACCGGAGTCGGGGATCAAGCGGCGCTCTTCAATCACCTGCAGCTTATTGGCGTAGACGTTCACATCGTCCGTGCCAGCCGGGGTGGTGGCGGTCAGGATTTTGCGAGCCTCAACCGCACGCTGGCCCGGAGAGGTCAGCAGGAAGGAAGGCGACACCGAAATCCGGTGACCCTCAATGCCGGTCTGCTGCGCATAGGCGCGATAAGCGGCGGTCAGGCCAGCTTCATCAATCACCGCAGCGGTGCCGAGGTTGCCGTGATCTGCGTGGAACAGATCGACGCCGTCTCCCATGGTCGGGTTCTGCATCAGGATCGCGTAGACGATATCCCCCTCAAGCTCGGCTGCACGGGCACCGAAGGCCGAAGACAGGCGCGTGAAGGCGGACAGATCGTCGTTGATCAGCATCTTACGGGAGAACCCGATGATGCGACCGTAGGTGGAGAGTTGATAAACTTCCTTGCTCTCGGCCATGGTCCCATACTTGAACTCACCGGCCTCGTTCACCTTCTCAAGGTCCGGAGCGCCGGACAGCTGCGCGCGGGTGACTTCTTTGAAGTCGGTCAGCGTCTCACGACGCGCCCAGGCGGTGAAGGTGCGCGGGATCGCTTGGTAAGCATCGCGCAGGGTGCGGTTTGCCAGATTGCCCAGGATGATCGGGAAATCGGACGTGGTGTGGTAACCGGCGGCGCGGGTGAACACGGCACCAGCAAGCTCCTGACGGGTCATGCCACGGGTGGAGACGCCACGACGCTCGAGGTTGTCGCGGGCGATTTCCAGAAGAGACATGCCACGGAACTCGCGGCCACCTGCGGTCAACTCATGCTGGCCGGGGTTCACACGGTGCATCAAGGCGTTTTCAAGAGCCTCGCCGCGTTGACGATCGCGCTCGCTGTCACCGCGCGGCTGCGCAGGCTCATAGGAGCGGCCCTGCAGCGGGTCGGATTCCGCGATCTTGTCGAGGATAGCCGTGCGGGCATCTTCGACACTCACGCCACGCGCGACCAGATCGGCGGAGAAATCGCCATCAAGGCCGTGACGGCGGCAAAGGTTCGTGATCGTGGTGGAACGCTCACGCTCGGCCGCGACAGCGCGCTGCGCTGCTGCTTCCGGATCCACACGCGTCTCCTGGGCGGTGGTCGCCGTGGAGGTTTCGGGGGTGGCGGGCGCTTGGCCGCCGTTGGAGCGGGTCTGGACAGTGTCCTCAGTGCGAACCTCATCCTGTTCGCCCGCGCGTTGGTTTTTGTTCGGCATGATTGCCTCCTTTGTGGTTTTTGCCGGTGCGGCACTTTCCTGCGAGCGAACAAGCACACAGGGGTTACACGGAACCTCCCGGCTCTCGGCCGAGCGGGTCTGTGATCCGGGATCGGCGGGGATTGCCACCGCCGAAATCTCCATGGGCTCCCAATCAACGGCGCGCCATTCTTCGCGCTCGCCGTCTTTCTTGGTGATCTCATACTGGTGGACGCGATAGCCCACAGAAACGTTGCGAACCGTGCCCTCGAGAATGCGCTGCACGATCGGCGCGGCGTCCTCGGCCTCGGTCAAGCGGATCGTGGCGTAGCCCTTGCCGCCCTCGATCCGGACAGAGCCGGGAACAACGGACCCGAGAACACTCTCAAGGCCATAGCCTCGGTGCGAGTTGAGAAACGGGCCGCCTGCGTTGAGGCGATCCAGGCGCAGGGCCTCGGGCGTAACTTCGAGAGTTTCGTCATACTCGATACGGTCGTCCCATCCTTCCCAGCGCACGCGCTGCACGGTGGCGCCTGTGGTCCAAACGACCTCGATCGTGCGCTCGTCGCGGTTGATGCTCTCAGGGCGAACGGAAGCGGCCCGCCCGATTACGGGCAGGTCCATCATGTCCTTGGGCATTTTGGTCAGTCCTTCTGGTTATCTTCCGCCGGGCGCGAAGGCTCGGCGTCTGACGTTTCGCTGTCCTGCGAGAGGCCAGCCTTTGAGACCCGACGCGGGTCACTGTCGAGGATCAGCCCAAGACGGTCTGCCTCTTTGTTGTCGCGGTCCATTTCCTCGTAGACCTCAAGCGGGTCATAGCCGCGCTTGGCGATCATCTGCGACCGCGTGGCGAAGCCTGCGCGGGTCTCGATCAGATCGGTCTCCGCGTCCTGCTTCGGGTTAACGCTCTCGAACTTCGGCGGTGCCCATTCGGCCTGAACATCGGCGGTCGGGATCAGACCGGCAGTGTAGGCCGCATCGCAGAACCACTGCCAAATCTTCTCGCAGAACATCGGGATCACGATGGTCCACTGAATCTGCTCGACCATGCGGCGGAACTCATTCAGACCTGCGCGGTTGCTCGAGAAATTCGCCTGCGACAGATCGCCGGTCATGAGCGCGTATGGAACGCGGAACCCTGCCGCGATGATCATCATCTGCGTGCGGTTCCACTCCGCGACACCTCCGGAATGACCCGGCGTGTTGAATTTGATATCCTTGCCGCCTGTGGCATAGGCGATCATGCCGGGCGAAAACTGCTCAATCTGGTTTCCCATGCCATCCTCGACCGTTGGAGCCATGGACGTCTCGCCCGCAGCGTCCTCACCGATCACGATACCGACCATGCAAGCCTCGGTCTTCTTGCGGACCATTTCGGCCACCTGCCAATCGCCAAGGTCGCGCAGGGCGATCATGGCCGGAGCGCCCCACGGAACACCACGCGACTGGACGCGCTGACGCTCAAACAGGTGCGCCACATTATCCGCAGGGATGCGAACAGACTCGGTTGTCCGGCGGAACACGTTTGTGGTGTCGCCGGGATGATCCGGGAACATCCAGAAAGCCGACCGGCGGCCGGAGGCGTCATATTCAATCCCCTGAGATATACGCGGCCCGGTGGGGTTGCTCTCCCATTTCCCATCGTCCAGATGATCGGCCTCGTAGAGCTCGATCTGCAGCGGCACCTTTGAACCCGAGCGGCGGCGCGGGCGTTTGAGGCCAAGAACCTCCCCGCCCTCGATCATTTCGCGCACTGCCAAGGACAGAACGCCGTGGAAATCCGTGTGGCCATGCGCATCGCAATGACGCGACCACTCGGCCCACAGCTTGTCGACCTTCTTATTCAGGCTCTTATTGCCAGACGCGGCACGCGGACGGATTCCGGTGCCCACGATGTTATTGACCAGAACCTGCACCGCCTGAGCGGCGAGGGCGTTGTTGCGCACCAGATCCCGAGACCGATCACGCAGAAGCGGGCCTGCCGCTGCAATCTCGCTGTCTGCGGCCGTTGAAGAACTGCGCCACCCGTCCGTTTGACGCCCCCGGCTGGCCCCTTCATAGAGACGCTGCTGGTGGACAAGAGAGGCGCGAGCGGCAAGGCGCTTGGCCGCCGTGGTCGGAGAGAACACCCCGATCGCCTTGTCCAAAGGCGTCATGCGAACATCGGCTGACTTTTTCACGGCTTACCCCCGGCTGAACGATGCGAAGCCTGCGGCGGGCTTCTTTTTACCGGCCGAAGCGGTCAATTCGGCCTCGACCACGCGGATTCGGGCCAAGAGGGCTGCACCATCGTCATATTCAACGGTTTTCCCCTCATAGGTCACACGGGTGGTGCCGGATGCATATGCGCTTTTAAGCGCGTCCAATTCCGCCTGAGTGAATGCCATTAGAACCACTTCCCGTTTTGAGTCCCGAGCCAACTCTGGCCGGATTGTTTCGTTTTGCCGCGACGGCGGCGCTGTGGCCTACCTGCGGGCTGCTCTTCCTTGTCCGGCTCGGCCACATTCAACTGCGCTTCGAGATCATCCCAGCGCGTATCGTCCCACCGATCGACGCCCATCAGGTCAGCGACAGCCCGCGCATAGACACGGCAGTCCAGCGCCTCGTTTCGGTCTCGGGTTTTCACCCACTCGGACCTCGAAAATCCGGTGCGCTTGTTTTTGCGCGAGACCAACTGCTCGGCTGTGGCCTGCTTGAACCACTCCGGAGGTGTGCCCTGACCCGTATGGATGTATCCCGCAGGGAACTCGCCACCGGCCGCCAAATCTTCATCGGTCGGCTTTTTGAGTCGGAACCAACGGTAGGTTTCCAGCTTGTAGACAGAGACCGAAACCTTCCAAAGCGCGACACCGCGCTTGATCTTCTTGCCGCCCTCGTTCACGTCGACATATGATGGTCCATCGACAGGATAATGCCTGTCAAATCCGCCCATACCCTTTACGGCATGAACCTGACCGCGACCCATTTTGCGAACCCACGCATAGACAGCGTCAACGGTCATACCGTCACCGGTGTCGATGCCGACCCGCGCAACCTGCATCGGACGGCCGCTCTCATGCATCCATGTGGCGTCACACAGATCGGTGAGGTCGTCCCAAACGTCCGTCTTGGTCACATCACCATCCAGAACGATGTGATCGACCAGCCAGGACTCCGAGTTTCGGCCCCAAGCCCAAACACTCGCCTCAATGCGTCCCGTCCGCTGAACGTCCACACCCATGGTCAGCACAAGGCCGCCCTTGGGCACGGTGCCCATCTTGTAATCTTCCCGGCGCTCGTAGAGTTTCTGCCAGTCCGGCGCCTCGCCTTTTTCTTCCCAGGTCTCGCCAAGAACCGTGTTCTTAAACGCCTTCATCTGGGCTTCTTTGCCCTTGGCGGCCTCGAACTTCCGCGCGATCTCTTCCCAGGACAGCCACCCGATCGGAGAGTAAAGCCCCGAGATGTGGAACCCGATCACGCAAGCCTCGCGGGCCTTCTGGACCATTTCAGGATCGGCGGTCGGCTGCCACTCGGCCCCGTTCTCCGGATCCATCATCCAAGTCTTATGGCGCTCCGCGATCGGCTGCTCACAATGCTCACAGACATAACGAACCGATTTAGGCTCGCCACGATCCCACCGCAGGCGCTCGAACTTGAGCCATTGAAGCCCGAGGCAATGCGGGCACGGCACAAAGTAGCGTCTCTGATCGGTCAACTCGAACTCCGCCTCAACCCGCGATGCCCCTTTGACGGTCGGCGTCGAAGAGACAAAAATCTTTTTGCGACGGCCGAAGGTGTTGGTCCGCGCCTCTGCCAGCGTGACCGGGTCACCTTCCTCGTCCAGATCGTCCTTATAGGCGTCCACCTCGTCCAGATGGACATAGCGCATCGGCATCGACCGCAGACCGGCTGCCGAGTTACCACCAGCAATAATCAGGTGACCGCCTGGAAAACTCTTTTCCAGCTGCGTGTTGCCGCTGTCCCGCTGCTTGGCCGGAGCCACAATGTCGCGGATCGTCGGCGTGGCGTCGATCATCGGATCGATCCGCTGACGGCTAAACCGCTTGGCCGTGGTCTCGTTTGCCTGAACGGCCAGAAATGGCCCAGGGGCCACCTCCATCACATGCCCGATCCAGTTTATACCGGCCTCGGTCGCGCCCACCTGCGCAGACTTTGCAAAGACGATCTTCTGCGCCCAATGGCTGGGTGACAGAGCGTCCATGATGCCTTGCATGAAAGGCGTGCGGGCGCTGGTGTATTTACCAGGCTCCGCCGCGCCCTTGGACGATAGATAGCGCTTCTCGTCCGCCCACTGCGTGACGGTGAAAGCCGGGTCCGGAGCGATCCCCGAAAGCCACGCCTTCAGGATATCGTCCGAACCCTCAAACTTCGGGCTGACTGAGATCAATGGTGATCTCCCCCATTTCTGCGAGATGATCGCGGATCATCGTATCGAGCGCCTGCTCCATGGCGTGCGCGTCACATCCGAGATCAGCCGCCATAAGCGCGGCCTTTCGCGCGGGCAGCTGCATCCAGCTATCCCGAAACTTGCGAGCGAGGTCATAGACCTGCTGTGTCGCAAGTTTGCGATCAATCAGTTTCCCTTTTTCCTTGTCGAGCCGCAGCTTTTTAAGCTGGGCCGAATAGGCCTTATCTGCGGCGGCGGCTTTTGCCATCGAAAGACCGCCGGTGCCTTGCGGCTCCATGTTCTCCGCAACGGCGGAGCCTTCCTCAACCGCCTGAACCTGCGCCTGCGTGATCGGCTTCTTTTCGTCGGCCTCAATCGTGGCCCGCGCCTTCTCGACGCCTTTCTCGATCGACTCCGGCGTCCTTACCTTGTTGCGATCTGTTGCGGCGGCCCATTGGGCGTCAGCCTTGGCGGGGTCAATGGTCCCGTCTGGCTCCACATCGATGCGCCCGGATGCAATCGCCTTGCGAACGGCGGCATCGGTTCCTCCGACTAAGCCCCGCTCCTTTCGGTGGGCCGCATATGCTCGACGGGATAGACCCATAGTCCATCCCCCTCACGCACTGCGGTGGACCGAAAGCCCGTTGAAAACCCGGCGCACCAGATAGCTGCGCACGATCGACACGGCTGTGAAGCACGCGCTGATCCCGAGATGCGTCCCAAAGTCGGCGTCGATGCCGAACCACGGGAACACGATGATCTGGGTCAGCATGGCCACGGAAAACCCGATCGCCACATTTGCGACGGCCTCGACCAGAGACATCAAGCGGCTTTGCATTGTGCCTCCCGTATCTCGTCAAATGTCCGGCCATCGCCCTCAAGCGTGGCGGCCTTGCCTGTATATTCCTGCCAGCGCCGCACGATCACGTCGCAGAACTTCGGGTCGAGCTCCATCAAGCGGGCTTTGCGCTTGCCCTTGTGGCAGGCAATGAGCGTCGATCCGGAGCCGCCGAAGAGATCAAGAACCTGATCGCCAGGAACGGTGCTGTTCTCGAGCATGCGCTCGACCAGAGAAACCGGCTTCATGGTCGGGTGATCCCCGTTCTTGGCGGGCTTGTCGTGGCGGATGATGCTGGTGTCCAGCGTCCGCATTTTCATTTCCTCGCCCTCGATCACAATCACCTGGTCGCCCATGTCGATCTGAATCGAGTTATCCGGCATAATCCGGATTTTTTCGCCGTCCTGGTTGAAAACGGTCGTTTTATTCCGATCGCCATACCAGCTGTGCGCCGCGCCGGGCTTCCAGCCATACAGGATCGGCTCATGACGCCACTGATAGTCAGACCGGCCCAGAACGAGAGAAGGCTTCTCCCAGATCAGGCACCCTGACAGCTTGAACCCCGCATCCACGAAAGCGCGGCGGAAATTCAGCCCCTCTGTGTCCGCGTGCGCCACATAGATCGGAGCGCCCATGCGCATCACATGATAGGCGCAGGCCATGGCATCGACCAGGAAGCGCCGGAAGTCCGTGTCGCCCATGTTGTCGTTCTGGATTTTACCAGCCGAGCCTTCGTAATTCACGTTATATGGCGGATCGGTCCAGCAAGCGTCCACTTCTCCGCCATCACAGAGCGCAGACACATCAACCCGAGACGTGCTGTCACCACACATCACCCGGTGATCGCCAAGGATCCAGATGTGACCGGGCGCGGAGGTATAAATCGGGTCCGTTTCCGGAACCTCGTCCTCTTCCCCGATCGGCTCGTCGTCCTCTTCGTCCGGCTCAAGGCCAGAAAGAAGCTCGTCCAACTCGTCCTCGGAGAAACCAAGGATATCCATATCGAAGGCATCAGCCTGCAGCGCGGCCAATTCTTCGCGGAGCAAGTCCTCGTCCCAGCCGGAGTTTTCCGCAATCTTGTTGTCCGCAATGACCAGAGCGCGACATTGCTCGTCGGTCAGGTGGTCGAGCCGGATCACCGGAACCGTATCAAGGCCCAGCTTGCCTGCCGCCATCAACCGGCCGTGGCCAGCGATGATGGTGCTATCGCCACGAACGAGAACAGGGTTCACGAAACCGAACTCTGTGATCGACTTCGCAATCTGCGCGACCTGCCACTCGGGGTGCGTGCGCGCGTTGCGAGCGTAGGGGATCAGCTCGGACGTTTTGACCCGTTCAATTTTCAATGGCGTCTCCATGTTTGGTTGCGGGGGCGGGACTTGAACCCGCGACCTCCGGATTATGAGTCCGGTGCTCTACCGACTGCGCTACCCCGACAAAAAAAGCCGACCCAAAGGCCAGCTTGTGCGAACCCTGCGAACCAAGGTGCGAACCCAAAAAAATCCTTTGTAACTGGCGATTTAGTGCGCCTTTGCCCCCCGCATACGTGCCGGGCGCAGAAGGACCCGAAAAGGCTTGACTAAAGGCACGAGGCCAGGTCTTTGCGCCGATTGTGCCACGAATCTGGCACGAAACCCGCCGGTTTGTCGCGCAAAAAAACGCCGCCGCGACCACGGGCAGACCACGGGCAGACGCCGCCCGCCGCCGCCGAACGCCACCGAACGCGGCCACGCAAAAGCGACTCCTTATAGTATAGGGGCCAGACGGGCACGGCCGGACCACGAGACCACGGGCCAGACCAGGCGCAAGAGCACGGGCCGAACGCCGGACGCAGACCAGACCACGAGACCGACGCCGAACGCCACGGTCGCGTCCGGACCACGAGACAGCGGGCCATACCAGGCGCAAGAGCACGGGCCGAACGCCGGACGCAGACCAGACCACGAGACCGACGCCGAACGCCACGGTCGCGTCCGGACCACGAGACAGCGGGCCATACCAGGCGCAAGAGCGCGGCCCGAGCGCCGGGAGCAGACCAGACCACGAGACCGACGCCGAACGCCACGGGCCAGACCGGACCACGAGACCACGGGGCAGGCCGGGCGCAAGAGCGCGGCAAGAACGCCAAGCGGTTGAAAAGAATAGCAAAAAACCAAACAAGGGGTTGCAACGGCCCAAAAAAGGGCCATAGTAGAGACAAGGCAAGGGAATCAACCCGAACCAACGAACGCCGCCACGGGCGGCAAGAGACAGAAGGAAAGAGACAATGACGGAACAAGCTAGGTTTTTCATCGCGGTAGGGTGCAACGGGCCAGACGAAGACGGGATGGTTCCGGTTAAAGAGGAAATTTTTAACGCGGTTAAAGAGGCGGCGGAAAAAAACAAAAACCGCCCGGTGGTTCAAGAATACGAGGATGAAGGTCCAGGCTACCCGGCATTCAAGGTTTTGCGAATTGAGGTCGCCTAGCGCCACCGCGCCACGCCACCGCCGAACCCCGCCAAGCGCGGGGTTGAGGCAGTAGCAGGGGCGGCAACGGGCCGCGCCACGAGACAGAAGGACAAGAGACAATGACAGCCGCCACGTTCGCTTTTTTGGTCACGGTTTGGTTTTCAGACGGAACGCCGCCGGAGGTCTTTGTAGAAGACAGCGGACTCACCGGCGAAGACTGCATCGCGCTTCTTTTGGAACACGACGGGCCAGGCGAAGCGAGTTGCGTCAAAGAGTAACCGCCACGCGCCCCTTGCGCCCGCCGAACCCCGCCACGCGCGGGGCATAGGTGGTAGGACAAAAGCAAGAGGCAAAGCCATGAAACAGAAGACAGGTCTACCATTTCGGATAAGCGAGCTGCTGACAGGGATCGCCCTTTTCATAGGACTCGCGGTATTTTTGGGAGTAACGCCATGAAGGTAATCAAGCCCGCGCCAATGACGCGCGACGAATTCAACGCCAAGGTAGCAGACCTCGGACTGTCCCGGCGCGAACTTTGCAAGAGGATCGGCGTCGGCAAGTCGGCGGTCGACAACTACGCCCTGGGCCGCGCGCCGGTGCCCCTCACGGTCATGCTGGCCCTCCTGGCACTTGAGCACGGGCTGCACCCCGATTTTCCGGCGGAGACGGCGGCCTGACGGCCGCCTAACCGATTAACCCCCCCTGTTCCGCTCGCCCCCCCTTACGATTTTACCGTGATACGGGCGTAGGCGCGGCCTTGCTGGCCCGTGTGCCGCGCTCCAAGCGCCTCTGCAGCGTGATCAGGGCCGCTGCGTGTCTCCGCCATGCCTGAGACCGTGAGAGGCCCACAGCGCGCTGAATGGCGGCCCAGCGGTGCTGTTCGGCCCGCATCCATACAATCTTGCGATCATCGGCCGTGCGCTGCGGGTCGTCGCGGTAGTCAATCAGCTTAAGCCACTCGATCGCGTCCTCCATGCGCTGGATTTCCTTTGCGCTCGGAGTGACCCGCATCGTGGCCTGTTCATAGCCATAGGCGGTCGCGGATGATTGCACGTATTCAGGCCAGCTGGATTTATACCCCTGCGGCCCTCCGAGGTTCGGCAACCGCTTCAAGGTCAACGCTGCCTCTTCGAGACGCTCCTCGACTTCTGCGACCGTGAGTTTGATAGGTTCCATTTTCTTAGCCATTACTGCCCCCTCAACTTTTCGGGTGGTTCGAATTCAGAGCGTGATGTTCACGCGGCGACAATCCTCATGGGAAACAAGACCTGCCTCAATGCAGGCGAGTGCCGTGGATTTTTTTATGCTGCTGCACATCGAAGGGATGCCAGAGCGGATGCAAGAGGCCGCAGATTGCACCGAAACAGGGACGCCGGAATCGGGCTGCGGTTCTTTTAATGGTTCTTTTACAGGTTTATCTCCACTACGGTGGAGTTGGTTCGTGCGCTTTAGTGGAGTTGGTTTGTGCGCTCTAGTGGAGTTGGATGGAGACTTATCCACAGGCTTATGCACAGGCTTTTCCACAACCCCGTTACCGTTATCTGCGTCTGTTTGTTCACCTTTTGATCCATCTCCACTGAGTGGAGTTGGTTGTGCTTCTTCCAGGTCGCACCCCAAGATGTAGTAGGTCGGCCCGCGTGTCCCGTCCGCATTGCGCGTGCGCCGCCGGACCAGAAGACCGTCGCGCTCAAGGTCGTTGAGGATTTTGTTTAGGCCGGAGTTGGAGAGGCCCGTGGCGTCCATCAGGAACGCCTGAGAGGGGAAGCACGCCGTCTCTGGCGGGCGTTGCGAGTTGTGGGCATCGCAGAGGTGGAACAAGACGCGAAAAGCGCCGTGGGTCATGTGGTCGGCGGGGATATCGGCAAGCCAATGTGAAGCGCGGTGACTCATGGTGAACTCCTGAATTTAATTTCAGGGTCACGTGAGCGTGGCTCACCGACTGGAACGTAGGAACGGACTGGAATGACTCGCCGGTCTTCATTCCGGTCCCCGTTTGTTCGCGCCCAGCGCGGCGCAGAGAGGGCAGAGAGTGCCGTCATGTGTCAAAGCCCTCCCTTGATGCGCAGAGGTATGTCAGCGCGCTGCAGGAGCGCCACAGCGTCCTCTGTGTTGCGCACCACGCCCCATACCCATCCGAATGACCACACGTCCCGCCCAAAGGCGATCTGCTCGGGCGTGGCCTGGTTCTTTCCAGCCTTCACCTCGAGAAATGCGGCACGGCGCTCTGGACCGAAGACCACGAGGTCAGAGAACCCCGGATGAAGGCCCATCCCCTTGAGGATGGACTGTGCAACCTTGCTGGCCTTTCCGGCCTCGTTCGGGCTGTGGTGAAGGACATAGGGCGGAATGATCAGCCGATTCAGGTCTCGGACAATCACGCGCTGGGCGTCCGCTTCCGGGTTGTTCTTCTTTCGTCTCGGTCTCTGGGCCATTACGCGCCACCCGAAAAGAAAGAGATGTTGCGCATGATTGCGCTGAACCGGACAAAGGCCACCTCTGGGTTTTCACCCACGCCCAGCGCGTTCTGCGTTTCATACAGAACCCTAAGCGCGCCGTTCGCTGTCTCGCATCCGACCATGAACGGGAAGCCCGCAGGCGTGTAGCCTCCATCCGGATCGATAAAGACGCCACTGATAAGCGCGTCCTCTTCGCTGATCTGAGACAGGCGCATGACCTCAACGGATTTGACGATAAGCGTGAAGCGCGAACATTGGACAGGCATGGCGCTGGGCGGCCGGAACCCCGGTGAAGGCTTTGCCACTGACGGAATCCACGGGATCGACAGGAACAAGTCCTCACCCACATAGGACAGGCGCAGCTGGTTCTTCACGCGCTGCTTCCGATCGACGTTGATGCCCTCACGCGCCCACATGGCATCGCCCTGCTTCAGGTTCGAGTAAGGGCGCAGGGGAAGCGCCAGAGCGCGCACGGATCCGGACTTGAGGTGCGGCGTGATCGTGGCGGGGATATCGACGGCCATGGTGCGGCCTACGGATGCGGGGGGAATGCTCATGATTGAACCTCGCTCGGGAATTTGCCCACCTGGTCGCCCCAGACGGTCCATCCCTCTCTTTGTTGTCGTGAAAATAGCTCAAGGCGCTGGGCGTCCGGCATGAGGCGCACAGCCTCGCTGAATGCCTTCTCCGGCTTTCGGGAGTGCTCCCTCACCTGATCGATGATGACGCTGCGCACGCCTCGCGTGGTGACCGGACGGCCGCGTGTGCCGATCAGGAAGGGCTCACCCGCACAGCGCAGGATGTAGCCGGTGCCAAAGGCCTGTTTCCCGGTCTTGGTGGTCTTGGCCCAATGGCCCGCCGTTTTGAACTCGAAGCCCCAAGCGTCCATGACTTCGAACGCCTGCGGCAACATTGGGTTGGTGGCCCATAGCCACAGAAGACAATCCGGAGCCGCGATCGAGGCGATCGGCATGGCCTTAATGTCGTCCAGGGACATGCACGAATACTGGCCACCGGCTCCCTTGGACGTGACGCCCTTCTGTGAGCGCGTCTGGAACTGCCACGGCGGGTCGGCCATGATCAGATCGAAGCGGGCACCATCGGGAAGGCCGGGCAGGGTCACAGCACCCCCTCCCGGCGCTTCTCCATGATCTGGTCATAGATCGCGCGCACGTTCTGCTCGGGGCGGCGGTAGCGGTCGCTTGCGAGGCAATGCGGGACGTTGTCCAGACGGAAGTAAAGCGCCACGCCAGGATCATGCGGCATGGATTGCCCGAGCGTGACGTTCGAAGAGATCACGACGCCGTGCAGGGTCGCGCCCATTTCATCGGCCCAAAGGCCCAGCAAGTCCTTCAGAGATGCCACAGCGGCCGCCATGGTGATCATCGGGCCGTGCTTTTCGTGGATCATCCGGCGCGGAACGCCCTCGGGCCATTGCAGCGGATATGCGCGGGGTAGGGTGTCAGGCATTGTCACCCCCCTCTTTCGTGCTCGGCAACAAGCTCAACATAGGCGCGACAAGGGCGATGATCGCCGCGAGTGCGAGGGTGCGCGTGTGGTTCTTCTTGTCTTCCTTGTCGACCAGATAGCCAAACCACCCGAGCCAAGCGGAGAGAAAGACATACGCGATGAGGATCCAATACTCCCAGCCCATCAGCGCATCCCCATCGCTTCTTTATACATGTCGAGGATTGCCTCTTCTTCCGCGATCTCGTCGGCCGACTTCTTGCGAAGGGCGATCAACTTGCGCAGAGCCTTGGTGTCGAAGCCGCGCCCCTTGGCCTCGGCCATGACCTCCTTCTGCTGGTCCGCAATTTCCTTCTTCTCGACCTCGAGCGTCTCGAAGCGTTCGACAAAGGACCGCAACTCGTCGGCCGTGACGCGGTAGGTGTTGTCGCGCACCTCCCGATCGGCGTCGGTTTCTTTCATGGGGATTTTGCCATCGGAGCCGATCGCCGCTGCCGCGCTGGCAATATCGGCCGGAACCTCCTGCGCCACGACTTCGCGGTGACCGACATGGTCCGAAGAGGTCACAATGCCCTCGTCCTCCATGGCCTCGATCAAGCGCGATGCGGCGTTGTAGCCGATCCCGAGGTGGCGCTGGATGAAAGAGGTCGAAGCCTTCTGCTCCTTCACGACCAGAGCAACAGCGCGGGCATATTGGGGATTGATCGCGTCCATCATGGGGATCACGTTTGCAGCGTCAGACATCACATGCCTCCGTTCGAATGCTTGAGGAAAAAGGCGAGGCACCAGATCAGAACCGCGACAACCGCGAGGAATCCGTTCACGGCCCAGAGGTCGCGGCGCTTGATCGTGAAGCGCTGGCGCTCCTTGGCTGCCTCGTCCAGCCGGTAAATGAGCATTGCGCCGCGCTGGAAATCGAGAGAGTCGCCATAGGTCATGAGAATGGCGCAGGCCCGGCGCAGAGCGGCCTCACCGTATGGCTTCGGAGATTGAATCATCTCACGGGCCGCGATCAGGTTGTGGGCCTCAAGAGACAGGATGGGCGTCGGGGTTTTCATAGGATCGACCCCTCTTTTTCGCGCAGCCACTCGCGCACCGACTGGCGGCGATACCAGATGCGCCCGCCGATCTTCGCGCGGGGCGGGCCAATGCGCTGCGTGTGCCATCGGCCAAGCGTGTCCTTCGAGACGCCAAGCTCACCGGCAAGCTCGGCCATAGAAATCCACTCGGACAGGACAGAGTTGTCCTGCGGGTCGGGGGAAGAAATCTCTGTTTTCATTTAGAGAACCTCTGATCTTTGAACTGATCAGACGGTCACACGGCACCCCGACCGGAATGCAGGAATGGACCGGAATGACTCGCCGGTTTTCATTCCGGTTTGCGTTCCGGACAAAAAAAACCGGGCGCAAGCCCGGTCAGTCTTCGAGACAGTAGCGACAAGAGATCACAGTCACTACATCTTGAGCATGGCACCGATCCGGTGCGTCTGCAAATACATCAACATGTTGAGGTGACGTCAAAAATGCACACGGGGTGTGCTTGATGTGTTAACGGTGAATCGTTGAGGTGTAGAACGCTTTTTTTCAAGGTGCAGGGACAGGAAGTTTTGTTGAATTAAGAGGGGTTACGATAATAATGGCGCTACCGGGCAGAGCATACTATACAATTCTGGAAGCATCCGCGAGATGGGGATGCACGCCGCGATACATCGTAGAATGGGCGGCAAGCGGGCACTTTAACCTGATGAGCAACATACCAATAACCATGGCCGGAGGGCGGCGCATGGTTGGGCTGGTAGAGATTTGCGCAGAAGACTGCCTGCCCACGATCCAGCCGTCAATCCACACCGAGTCCTACGGGAACTTCATCTGCAATGTTTACCGGATCAGACCGGCCGGAGAGACGGAATGGCTGATCGTGGACAGCGGAGAGCCGATCCAGATCGACTGCCGAACCATCAAGATGCGGCAGGCCGAGTTTGATAGCTTCGAGACAGAGTATGTCAGGCCACCCACAATCGCCCAGCGCGACAAATACGATTGGGACGGAATCTACCAATTCATCTGCCTGCGTATCTTCGAAGAGGGGATCACGGAAACCCTGATCCAGCTGATCCACGAGGTGCAGGACTGGTGCATGCGCCGAAGCGATGGAAAAGACATGCCGGACGAGTCCACTCTCAGAAAGCGCCTGCGGCCACTTTACAAGTCGCTCAAAGGGTCGATGGACGAAGAACCGACAGTCAGTCCTCCACTGCTCGAACATGCGGCGACACAATCCCCGCAACCCGATTGACGCCATCGCGCAAAGGCGAGTCCATGAGGTGGGCATAACGCTGGGTCGTTTTCGCCTGAGAATGACCCAAGAGTTTGCCGATCATCTCAAGAGACGCGCCGCCCGAGACCAGCAAGGACGCAAAGGTATGCCGCAGATCATGAATGCGAACATCCTCCAAGCCAGTCTCGCGCCTGACACGGCCCCAGAAGCGCCTCAAGTCCTGCACGGGCTTGCCCTCCGCATCGCCAGGAAAAAGCCACCCCTCACCCACGCCCAGCGCCGCTCTGCGCTTGCGTATCAACGCCACTACATCGTCAGAGATCGGAACGCGGTGAATTTTGCGCTGCTTGGTGGTAGAAGCCTGTTTCGTCCAGATCCCGCGCTCAAGGTCGAACTGCTCGAAGGTCGCACATCGCACCTCCCCGAGACGGGCGCCTGTCAACAGACACATGCGGATGATATCCGGCCCGCGCTGGTCCTCGCACTGGTCCAGAACCGATATGATCATGTTGATCTCGTCCGGCGATAGGAACCGATCGCGCTCCACCTCCGGCAAGCGCCGGAACGTCTCGGCCGGATTGTCAGGCCGCATCCCCCACTTCACAGCGAGATTGAACATCTTGCGCAGAACCTCACCCACGCGGTTAGCGCGGATCGGGGTTGGCACCACGACGCCCTCCTTGTTCGGGCGGCCCTTGGCGACCTCCACCAGAATGGCGTCCACGTCCTGCGGGGTGATCTCCGAGACCAGGCGCGCATGCCATGACGGCATCACAAAGCGGCGAAGCATCGACTTCTGGTCGGAGGCGTTGCGGGCGGCCAGACGCGGCAGGTGTTCGGCTTGATACCGATCGACCAGATCGGCAATGCGCGGCTCGGCCATCGCGGCCTGGCGCTTCTCCATCGGGTCAAGCCCGTCCTCGATCTGGCGGCGGATTACCTTTGCGCGCTCACGGGCGGCGGTTACCGACCACTCAGGCCAGCGACCGATCGTGTAGCGGCGCTGACGCCCCTTGAAGCGGTAGGACATGGCAAAGGCCCTGTTTCCCGACTTGTAGACGCAAAGGGAGAGGCCACGGACCTCCTCGTCAAAAATATGATAGTCCTTCTCGCGCGGCTGCGCGGATTTGACCATCCTCTCGGACAGTTTCACTCGTTTGTTCATAGCAAATCCAAATAAACTCGATTCAGTCTTCGGGATTAGCATAGCAAAAAGTCCTTATTAAGTCCCCCGCCCACCGCTTCCAAAGGCGGGCAGGGGTTGGGCGCATGCTAGCAACCGCACCCGTGAGGGTCGGATTCAGTATTCCCGACCCGCATCAAGAGCCGCCGAGGCGACCACCCTTCTGGGTCTCTTTCGCGTGGCCGACCAGCGTGCCGACTACGCGCTTTGTTACGCTCTCCACCGCGATCCGCGCACCACGCTCGGTGAGGCAATCTGGGTGAGATTTGAATGCATCGACAACGGCCCCCTCGACCATGCGCCACAGGCGCGCGTGATCGGAGTGCTTCATGGCCGCCCGCGATGGCTTGGAATTGCGGCGCGGGATCGTCATAGCGCCCCCATCCGCACGGCTTCCTTGATCGCCTCGCGAACCGCCTCGGAAATGTCCGGGTGATTGCCATAGGCGAAAATCGAGCTCTTGCCATTGTCGAACGCGATCCGGACCGAATACTCGCCGGAGAACCGACAGTCGACGCTCACGCGGCCAATGCTCTCCGCCTCGGCCCAAAGCGCCTCAAGCGTGGCCGATGGTTGCGCATAGACGCCGTCGCTGTCCTGATCGAGGGTTAGGAGCCGTGGCATGGGTCAGGACTCCTTCTGCTGCTTCACGCGCGCCCAGGTCAGGATCACACTGCGGCCGTCGCCGGATAGTCGCATGACCAACTCGAACCCGAGAGCAATGCCGACGCCAACCGACAACCCGGCCATGACGCCGTAGCCAATGATCGCAAGAACAAACATCACGCGCCCCCCTTGAGCACTTCCACAGGATCCGCGCGGCTCCAATCACCGCCCGACTTTTTGCGCAGGGACAGCATGAGCATGTCGACCTCCTTCTGCGCATCGTTCAGCTTGTTCAGCATTTCGGTGGCCTCTCGCTGGGCCGCGCTCACCTTGAAAACGGCGCTCTCATGGGCCTCCTGGAGAAGCGCCAGCCCTTCAAGTGACTTAGATAGGGCGTCGGTCAGGTCTCGATATTCTGACATAGATCAAACCTCCTTTGAGACACGCGGGACAAGGACGTGGCGCAATGGGCCTTCCATTGTCTGGTGCTCGATGATTTCAAACTCAACGCTGATCCCGAGGGCCGCTGCGGCCGCCGTGGCGTTGTTGACTTCGACAACGGCCGCTTTCACGCGGTCGGCGGCCGTTGCGATCTTTGTGGGGCGATGGTCAGGCATATCTCAGAGAACCACCATGCAGGCGCGATCGCCCCACGTTGCCATTCTGCTCATGAGCAATCCGCGCAGGGTTCCTTCGCCCGAGACGTTCATATCCAGGTCAACGCCCGGCATGACCGTCACCCTTGCGGGGCAGGTTCCGAGAATTTGTTCAAGGCGCGGAGTCACGACGCGGACCTTTGAACCGTCCGGCAACGCGCGCCATATGCGCCGCGCCTGCAATTCATCTCGGCACACAATCAACTCGGGCAGACGTTCAAGGCGGCGCTTCGGCTCACCACATCCGAAATAGAACTTACCGATGCGGATCATCACTTTACCTCCGCAGGTTTGATTTTTTTGCGCCCGTAAATGGGCTTCACGACATATCCGAGCGCAGACAGCGCAGGGATAAGATCATCAACAGTCAAATGAGTGCGGCCGACGATGATCTCACCCGACTTTGTGGCCGTGATTTTCGGGGTATTCCGGTGTTTGTCCCCGTTGGCCTCATTCTGGATCAGCCATTTAGCTTGATTGTCGAAAGGCGAAATCCCGGTCTCGGAGAACGCAAGGCGCATCTGCAGCTGAGACATTTCATAGATCGTGCGCTCGTCGGACATGGTCCGCCCGTCCTTGCGCACGGCAATCTTGATCTTCATGCCGTCCGCAATCTCGTCCTGCATGTCGAGCGGCAGGGGGAGGATCGAGCGGATCGCATGCGGGATGCGGGCCAGAAGCCAGGCCGCGTGCGGGGAAAGCTGCCCCTCGGCAATCTCCCGAGCATAGCGGAACGTGTCCGGCAACATGCTCATGTCGCGCCCGCGCTCTTCGAGAACCGCCACGCTGATCGCTGCGTGACGAATTCCCTCCTCGGACATGGCAAGCCCTTCTTTCAGAGCATCGACCAGCTGCTGGTCCGTGAGGTTGCGGGCATTTTCAAGGGTGAATTCATTGGTCATGGTTTTCTCCTTCACTCAAAATCATCTGTTCGATTTGCGGCATGGCCATAAGCACGTCCCGCATTTCCTCGCGGGCGGCAGAGAGTCGGGCATTGGCGCGGGCTTTTGTGCTTATTTCCTCGCGGTTGCCCTCGTATCGCGCGCGGTCTTTGGCGCGTATTTCCTCGCGGTTGGCATCACGATAGGCGAGGTTATAGGCGCGTCTCTCCGCGCGGTGCGCCTCGTGGTAGTCGCTGGCATAGGCGAGTATTTCCTCGCGGTTGGCATCACGATAGGCGCGGGCATAAGCGAGTCTCTCCGCGCGGTTTCCCTCGTATCGCGCTCGGCCTTTAGCGAGTATTTCCTCGCGGTTGGCCTCACGATAGGCGCAGGCATAGGCGAGTCTCTCCTCGCGGTTGGCCTCGTATCTGGCGCGCTGCTTGGAGATTTCCTCCTCGCGGTTGGCCTCGTATCGGGCGCGATTTCTGCACTTCGTGCCGCAATACTTCTTGTTCTTCCTCGCAGCCACAAAGTCCGCACCACACGCCGCACATTGCTTCTCATACCGTGCCATCACGCGCCCTCCTTCAAAATCATCTGTTCGATTTGCGGCATGGCCATAAGCACGTCCCGCATTTCCTCGCGGGCGGCTGAGAGGCGGTAATAGGCGCGTTCTTTGGCGCGCCTTTCCTCGAGGTTGGCCTCACGATAGGCGCGAGACTTGGCGCGACATTTCTCGCGGTTGGCCTCATGATAGGCGCGAGACTTGGCGCGACATTTCTCGCGGTTGGCCTCGTAGTGGGCGCGGGCATATGTGCGGTTACTGCACTTCATGCAGCAATACTTCTGGGTTTTCTGTCTAGCCACGAAGTCCGCACCGCACTCGGCGCATTGCCTCTCATACCGTGCCATCACGCGCCCTCCTTCCGGACAGCCAAGAAATCCCAATCAGTCCAGCCCTTCATGCAGACCACGAAATAGCCTTTGCGCCAGGTGGTGATGGGGATACATTCTTCGGTCTTGTTGTTGACGATGTAGCGTTGAACCTTGCGGCGCGAGAACACGGCGGTGATCACCTTGGTCACGTCCTCAACGGGCAGCTTCAGGCATTCGGCAATGTGCTCCTCGCTGAATGCGTCGGCCATGTTCATGATGCGCTCGCGGGTCTTGCGGTCGATCGGCTTGTGGCGGGTTGCGGGTATGGCCATGTCACTCACCCCGCGCGCCTTCGACAAACTCACGATGCGACAGAGCAATCCGAGACACGGCCGCACCACGGAACGCGAAGGGGTGGGCCTCACGGATCAGAGATGAATGGGTATTCAGCTTCTCGGTCCAGAGCGTCTCCGAGCGGATCAACTCGTCCGCCTCGATCGCGTCGACCAGCTCGTTAAATGTGGCGAAGCTGGTCCGGCAGACCACATAGCGCGCCGGACGGCCGTCCTCGCGGTCACCGGATTCAAACCAAATTTGTGCAATAACGCCGTTCATGTTTCGGGCTTCCTTTCACTATCAAATCAGTGAAGTCAGCATGCATCGGAGACCCGACCGGAACGCAGGAATGGACCGGAATGACTCGCCGGTTTTCATTCCGGTTTGCGTTCCGGTCGCCTCAACACCTCAACGCCACATCAACCGACTGAACACCGAATAGGCGCGAGGCGTGCGGGTAAATGCGGGCAGATGCCGACACTTGCCGCGCATGGCTTCGAGTGATAACAATGGGTTACGGGCTAAGTGCCAGATTTCTAAGGAAAACTGGGAGTCGATTGAATCAGGCTCATAACCTGAAGGTCGTAGGTTCAAATCCTACTCCCGCAACCAA